TTCACTATCTCATGTTAGATCCAGACTACGATATCACAGAGCTGATTATTGGGGTAATAGTGGCCCAAGAGTTGTATTATACATATATGCCAAGGCCGCGGCATCACCAGTGTCTTCACTTTCAGCAACATCAGGATGGACAATGATAAACTATATAAACTTTAATGGCACTGGCCCAGTTAACGCTTATACACCTGCTATTGGATGGATAGATGGCACGTCATCTTGGATACATACATCAGCAATGACATCCAATGAAGGATCAACATCCAACGGCACCAATGTACGGATAACTCAAGTCGGTTCGGATTTTTCATTCTCTACGCCACATTATTTTCAGGTTAGGGCCGCAATGACTGGCACGTACGGAGCAAGTGATTACGTATCAAACGCAACCGCCCACATGGTATCATTTGCGTTTAGCCCAGCATAATATATAAGGATAATAGAATAATATGGCATTACAATGCAGTGGCACCATCTCATTAGATGATGTAAGAGACGAAATAAGTGACCCAGATGATATTGGTTTAGGCCATGCTAACTCTCGGTTATTAGCTGGCATACCAGTTGGTGAAATAAAAATGTCTGATTTTTATTGCACACAGGACATTCCAGATTGGATAGAATTTGGTGGGACTATACCACCATTAAATGGAACAGAGCCAGCCAATTATACGTTATACGCAAATACAGTTAACAATGATGCGACTGACCCAACGCTTACTCCAAATCAAGCCAAAGTATTACCGTTATTTGATAACTCAGAAAGCACATATACACAACTACCGTGGGATCACAATACTACTGGTGGTCACTCCGCTGGTAGTGATAATGGTCCGCGGGAAATATTTGCACGTTACATTGATCCAATGGGACAAGGTATAACATTAAATGAATATTCATTCAAGGCTTTATTTAGTGATTATGATTATTGGGGTAACGGCCCCACTATTGTACGAATCCGATACTATGCAATACCAGTATCTGGGCCAACATCATCATTGTTATTTCATACGTTTAGTAGTGACTTTTTGTCATATGGTTACCTTGGTGGCATTGGCCCAACTAATGCATCTGTTCCAGGTTTCACAGTAAATGCAATAGCTACTACTAACGGGTTAGTAGGGTTTATGGATACACCACACCCAAGTAATCCTAATATAGATTGGTTTGGTATGAATCCAAACACCATAACTCCACCAGACACAAACATACTAAATTCACCATTTTATTTAGTATGTGAAGCTCAACTAAGTGGTGTTTATGGGGCTTACGACAGCATGAATGACATAAGACTTTATGGTTCAACATATACCGTAACTGCTCATTAAAAAGGAAAATAAAATGAAATACGTAAAAGTAACAAACCCATTAATATTAGAAAGCGATCGAACAGTAGACCTGTTAACTTTTGATTATTTTGGCGGTGGCTTCTTCACTGTTGATGGAAACGCAACAAAGGAAAATGAGTGGATAGCAAGAGAATCCGCAACAGTAATTGATGAACAAACTGACAGCGGTTTTTTGGATATTATTAGAATAATAAGAAGAACAGAAATTAATTATAGTTTTACTAAGAGTGTATTTGAACTAACATCACAGTATGTAAAAGATGAAATTGATACATTCTATATTCAAGAAAAAGAAGCTATGAATTATCAAGCCGATAATGATGTATCAACACCGTTTATTGATGCTATAGCAAGCGCAAGGGAAATGGACAGAGTTGTTCTTATTAACAAAATTATAGCACATTTAGCTTTATATAAGTCTAATATTGCGGCAAAATTAGGAAAGAAACAAAAATATTTCGACGAGATCAACTCAGCAACTACTTATTCGGATTTTAATTTACTTAATTGGACTGAATAACTTACGTTTGATAGTAAAGGCATAAATAATAATATGAAATTACATGAAATGTTTGACAAAGCTATACCAGGATATCAAGATTTAGAAGATGATGCTTCAGTTAATGCCATGGTTGAGCCTAGGAAAACACGATTGACTCTTATGCAGATTAATAAATTGCGTAAGTTACACGATGTTCGTAATTTTGAACAGGAACAAAAACAAGTAACGATTCGCCAACAGTATGGCACACCAGAAGAGACCGACGACTTTTAATTGAGTAAGAAAGTACCACAAATTACCTTTCTTACCCTTTTTACCCGCTAAGAACAACCTTTTTACATTTTCTTTGTAAATAATAACATATACATATAAACACACACAAATTATTTAATTAGGAGATCTATAACAATGAATAAATTTGAAAAATTAATTGAGTACGTGATTAACGAAGATGACAAAAAAGCATCGGACTTATTTCACGAGATTGTAGTCGAGAAAAGCCGTAACATTTATGAAGGCTTGATGGATGACGATATGGATGACGATCAAGTTGGTGATTTAATCGACGACGTTAAAGCAGATCATATCCAAGAAGATGACATGGATGACGAAATGACAGCAATGGAGCCAGAAGGCGAAGAAGTTGGTTTCGGTGATGGCGAATTAGATGCCCCTACAGCAGGCGCATTTGGTGATGAAGCTGAAGAAGATTTAGAAGACCGCGTAGTTGATTTAGAAGATAAATTAGACGAACTGATGGCAGAATTTGATTCAATCATTGGTGATGAAGAAGGCATGGAGCCAGGTATGGAACCAGAAATGGAGCCAGGTATGGAACCAGAAATGGAACCAGAAATGGATGACGGTATCGGTGAAGGCATCTATGAAGATGTTTCTTTAACAAAAGTTACCAAAGGCGTTTCAAATTCTTCTGAAGATGCAGACAACAAAAAATCCCCAGTAGCCGCTAACAGTGGTAAACGTGGAATGTCAGCAAAACCACAACAATCTTCAGGCGAAGAAAACGGATCAACAGCACCTTCTGTAAAAGATGAAGGTTATACGACTCAACCAAATATGAAAAAGGTAGGTGATAAAGCGGCGTCAAAAGAGTCAAAAGCAGATAATACTAAGAGTCCTTTAGCTAAGGCATAAGGAAAAATAATATGTCATATTTAAGAGAAAATTTATCATTTGATGCGGCAAATATCGTCTTGGAAGGATCCAAAGACGGCAAAAACATGCATATGAAAGGCATTTTTGTTCAAGGAGATATCAAAAATGCCAATGAACGGGTTTATCCTGTTCGTGAAATTTCAAATGCAGTCAAAACATTAAATGAGCAAATTAGCGGTGGTTATTCGGTATTGGGTGAAATTGATCATCCAGATGACTTAAAGATCAACCTTGATAGAGTATCACACATGATTACAGAAATGTGGATGGATGGTGCTGATGGATATGGTAAATTAAAATTGCTACCCACCCCAATGGGGGAGGTAGTGTCATCAATGTTAGGTGCTGGTGTTAAGTTAGGCGTCTCAAGTAGAGGTTCTGGCAATGTAGATCCTATGGGCAAGGTTAGTGATTTTGAAATCATTACAGTTGACGTAGTGGCTCAACCAAGTGCACCCGGAGCATATCCAACAGCAGTGTATGAAGGAATAATGAATACAGATTATGGTCACAAGGCCATAGAAGTAGCAAGAGATTCTGGATACGGTGATAAAATGGCAAAGCGTTATCTTAAAGAAGAAGTAATGAAACTGATAAAACAGTTAAAGTTACAATAACTTATATAAGAATATAATTGTTTACATTAGTGAGCAATAGCTAACTGTTAGGGTTAGCAATGAATTTACTCTTAATGGGTGAATACTTGTAAGAAATTACAAGTTAATAAGCAAAGGAGAAAGTATATGCTAGATGCATTAAAACCTTTACTAGAGAATGAATTGTTCAATGAGGAAGCTCGTGTTGAAATTCAGGAACAGTGGGATAAGACTCTCTTAGAAGCAAAAGAAACAATCAGAACAGAACTTCGTGAAGAATTTGCTGAAAAGTATGATCACGATAAGACTGTAATGGTTGAAGCTCTTGACAAGATGGTAACAAGCGGTTTAGAAACGGAAATCAAGGAATTTAAAGAAGAGAAGGCAGACATTGCTTCTGATCGTGTTAAATTTCAAAAGCAAATGGCAGAGAATGTAGCCAAGTTTAACAATTTCATGACCATTAAATTGGCCGAAGAAATAAAAGAACTACGCAAAGATCGCAAAGTACAAATGGAAGGTTTAGGCAAAGTTGAGAAATTCGTAGTTAAGAAATTAGCTTCAGAAATCACAGAGTTTGCTGATGACAAGCGTGAGTTAGTTGAAACAAAAGTTAAGTTAGTTGCGGAAGCAAATGCTAAACTTCAAAAGTTAAAAGCTAATTTTATTGCTGAAAGTTCTAAGCGTGTTCAAGCACACGTTTCATCTAAGTTAAAGAGTGAATTAACTTCACTTAATGAAGACATCAAATCTGCTCGTGAGAACAATTTTGGTCGTCGAATTTTTGAAGCATTCTCTTCTGAATTCACAACTACACATTTAAATGAAAATGCTGTTATCCGTGGATTAAAGAAAGATCTTAACTTGAAAGAAAAAGAGTTAACTGAGTCCGCCGTGAAAACTGCTAAACTTACAACTCTAACTGAAAGTAAAGAAAAACAAATTCGCCAAATTAAAGAAAACAATAGTCGCACCGAATTATTAGACGAACTATTAGGCCCTTTGAATGGAGATAAAGCAACAATCATGCAAAACTTATTAGAAAATGTCCAGACTTCACGTCTACAAGGCACTTTTGAAAAGTATTTACCAGCGGTATTGAACAATAAGAAGGTTAGCTCTAAGCGCAAGCAAAAGTTAACTGAATCTAAAAAGTCAGTATCAGGTAATAAGACTGCCAAGCCAACAGCCGATGAGTATAATAATAATATTGTAGACATCAAGAAACTGGCAGGGCTTAAATAATCTAAGTAATTAAAGGAGATATTACAAATGTCACAAGCACTCTTAGAAAGCCGTTGGGGCGAAACGAAAGAAGCCCTACTAGAAGGTTTACAAGGTACAAAGCGTTCAACTATGAGCGTTATTTTAGAAAACACACGTGGATACTTAGCAGAATCTGCAACAGGTGGCGCAACTGCCGCTGGTAATGTTGCTACTCTTAACAGAGTTATTCTTCCAGTAATCCGTCGTGTTATGCCAACCGTTATTGCTAACGATTTAGTTGGTGTTCAGCCAATGTCTGGTCCAGTTTCACAAATTCATACATTACGTGTTCGTTATGGAACAACAATGACTGATACATCGGCTGCAGCCACAAGCACAACAGCTGGTGAAGAAGCTCTTAGCCCATTCAAAATTGCTCAAGCATATTCTGCTGGCGTAGGCGCAACTCAAACGGATTACCGTGGCGCACCTACTTCAAATCTTGAAGGTGAAGGCGGTCGTAATATTTCCGTTCAAATCTTAAAGCAAGCAGTTGAAGCAAAGACTCGTAAGTTACAAGCTCGCTGGACTTTTGAAGCGGCTCAAGACGCACAGTCAATGCATGGTATTGATGTTGAAGCTGAAATTATGGCGGCATTAGCACAAGAAATAACAGCTGAAATTGATCAGGAAGTTTTACTTTCTCTTCGCTCTTTAGCAAGCACTGAATTTAACTACGATCAATCAGCAGTATCTGGTACAGCTACTTTCGTTGGTGACGAGCACGCGGCACTTTCTGTTCTAATCAACAGAACTGCTAACCAAATCGCTCAACGCACACGTCGTGGCGCAGGTAACTGGGCTGTAGTTAGTCCTACTGCACTTACTGTTCTACAATCTGCTACTACTTCAGCTTTTGCTCGTAGCACAGAAGGAACATTTGAAGCTCCTACCAACACTAAGTTTGTTGGAACATTAAACTCAGCAATGAAAGTTTATGTTGACTCTTATGCTAACAACAATACTCCAGTATTAGTTGGTTATAAAGGTTCAAGTGAAGCAGACGCTCCAGCGTTCTACTGTCCTTATATTCCTTTAATGAGTTCTGGTGTTGTTCTTGACCCAAGTACTTTTGAGCCAGTAGTTAGCTTTATGACCCGTTATGGTTATATTGAGCTTACAAATACTGCTTCATCATTTGGTAATGCAGGCGACTATTTAGGCGAAATCTCAGTATCTAACTTGTCTTTCCAGTAAGTTATAAACAAAGATTTTACTTAGGTAAAAGCAAAGAACTAAAAAGCACTTTTCGGAGTGCTTTTTTTTGGCTATCGAAAAAGTTGACTTTAATTTACCATTCCTGTATAATTATCATAAAAGGCAAATAGAATGATTGAATGGAGGATGAACAAACGGCAAAGCACTGCTCTACCCCCACAATGGACAGACTGGCGCATGATGAATTTCTACAATGTAACAATGGCAGATATCATAAAAGCAAAGGATACCAGGACAGGTTATGTCTATGAGTACAGAACTGATGGCAAATATTTTACGTGTATTACAGATGATTTGTTCCAACTTATGGAAAAAGAAATAATGTGGAAACAATTACACACCTAATTATTATAAATATAATTAAATATAATTAAATAATTAGGAGAATATTTCATGGGCAATACAATTATACTTAAAAACAGTTCTACGTCAAGTAGCATACCAGTATCTGGTGATTTAACATTAGGAGAATTGGCAATAAACACAGCCGATGGCAAGGTGTTTATGAAAAAATTCGATAACTCAGTTATTGATATAGCCTCAGGTGGTGATCTTTCAGCATATTTACAACATACAAACGGCATTACTACTGGCATATATGAGACTATCGTACCTGTACCAGCATTAAATATTGACGTAAGTGCTGGCAATATCCAAACAAAAACTATTTCGGCGGATTCAACATTTACATTTAGTGGCTGGACTGCTAATTCTTCAGCAGTTCTATTAGAATTAACAGCAACTGGTTCTGAAGTAGTTACATTTACTGGCGCAACATTTAAACCCTTGCCAATTTTAGCTAACGGATTAACTGCTATTGTTTTTTCCAGCACTGATGGTGGCTCAACGATTAACGGTTATATAGCAAGGGATGGTTCATAATGAGTTTACCTTTACTTATAATGCAAGCCACTACCCCCATTGATAATACACCGGTTAGTTCCAACTATAAGTTAAATGGGTTAACTTATGATAATACAAGCATTAAGTTCGGT